GGAAACTTTTTATTTTTCCTCAGATACCAAATCCAAGCTGCAAAACCTGAAGCGAAACGCATCACAAAAGGAGAAGGTACGAAAATGATTCGCCGATCTGGAGGAGGCTCGAGATTGGCTGCACGGTACAGTCGCTTCACTGCGCCAATGCAGATAATCCGGTCCTCCTCTTTCATCGCCTCGGTACTCATGGCGTTCTTTATCCACTTCGCGGCCCAAGGTGCGAGCTGCTGGCGATGCTCTTCAGTCAGCGAGTACTTTTTGTGCGCCATGATTTTCTATCCTCAATCGCAAACGTTGCGAATTTCAGTTGGCGAATATTCCCTTTGTCTGACTACTTCGTAGTTGCCAGGAGGCAAGACAAGCGTGGCGTGGTCTTCGTGCACAATCGAGACGCCGCCTTCTGCGGTCACCGACATAAACAGCCCGGCGCCACAGTCGAGTACTTCCGCTTCGGCAAGCTGAGTCTCGACTACGCGATGAATGTGTCCAGTCGCTTCCCCTTCCAAAATGTGGCCTGAAGCGCGTACCTTCCCGCCCGCAGGAATTGCTTTAACTTGCTTGAACAACAAATCTCCTTGCCTGTAAGTCTTCATTTGTCACTTCCTTTCGATTTGAATTGCGAATTACTCATCGCTTCCTTGCTCCAACAAACTTCTAATAGTCCCTTCAGGAACCGCAGCCAGTACATCACACATTAGGCTGATCGTAGCCGTTTTGTTAACACAAACTTGCATCCAGCGATCGCGCTCGGCATTGAATCTCGAATAGGATTCGGCATCAACATCCCACACAATTCTTTTCCTATTCTCTTTGTTGGCCTTACGCTTTTGCGCCTCGACACGTGGCATGTATAAAACTGCCGCTTCCTCAGATCTACCCTTTGATATTAAGAACTGGCATTGTGCCAGTACGTCAGCTACATTAGGCAAGTTTCCTCCTTCGTAGCTTTCGACATTCTTATTCCACTAGGCATTGGGATCCAGCTTCTTGACCGTCAGTCCCATATCTCCGGCCAGCTTTTCTAGCAAGGGAAGCAGCTCTGCTGATGGCACCAGCGCCGTGCCATTCTTGGTTTTCTTGGCCTTGTGAGTTGTAAAGACCATTCGCAAGGAGTCTTCAATGTCAGCCCTGGTAGCTGCAAACTCTGAAATGTTGATGAACTCAGCGAAATGACCGTTTTGGCTCTCAGGCTCGACGTAGAATAGGGCTTGGACAGCTGCAGTAGGCTTCTGGGAGGCTTTCTCGCGCATGGCGGCTACTTTGGCCTCACCCACAGCTTTGGAGCTCACCTTGCCAGCCTCTTTGTCTGTTTCGTACTCATCCTTTCCGTCATGCTCCGGGTCATCGCCAGTAGGCAGCAGGAAGGACTTCATCAGCAAGTACTTCTCGGCTCCTGTAAAGGCTTTGTAAAGCCCTTTGTCCATGCTATCTTCGCCAACGCCAGGCACCATGACAGTCTTTTCCTCGCCGGATTCGCCATCAGAGAACGTCCATTCGATGTCCATTTCAGTGATAGCGGTCTTGCGCACGCTAGGCACTTTCTTGCGCTCAGTGTCGTCCCATTTCATGGTTTCAATCTCGATTGGCGTGCGAACGTAGCGGACCACATTAGGGAATATGAATACATGGCGCTTGAACAGCTCGCCGCGCAAGGTTGAAACAATGTCAGCCTCAGTAGCGTATTTGTACTTATGGAACTCGTTGTAGCCGCCTTTTTCGATCCAGCCAACAGCGGCACCGGCCTCACACAGCTTTTGTACCAAGGTCTTAGTCTTTACCACTTCAGCAACAGTTTCACTCATTGTAGTCTCTCTTTCCTTGCATCCAGCTGCTGCTCGGCAGCGTCAATTTCGCGCTCCATTTGCAGCTTGGCCTGTTCGTCTTCGCAGAGCATCATCACGCGGTCTGAAATGGCATCCAACTCGTTCCAAGTCAGCTGCTCAGTCCTGAAAGGCTTCTTTGTGACCTTCGTTACGATGCTGGCAATCTCCTCAAACAGCTCATTTGGTGTCACTGGCGCACCCCGGTAACGAAGCTTCGCGGAAAAATCATCAATGCCAGCAAGCCACGGTCGCAAGCTTTCTTGATGCGTTCCCGCTCCTGGCGTTCAGCCTCGGCTCGCAGCAATTCTTCAAATTTGGCATCCCGCTCGGCGTCGGCCGGCAGATCCCGCTCGTTTGGTCCTACCGCTTCGTTTTCTCTGTCAGTTTCGCCTTGGTTGATAAAACTCATGGCTTCCTCACTTTCTCGATCAGTGCCATTGCATCCTTGTAATCCTCTTCATTCTGCATTAACTCGTTCAACTGGCGTGCAATCTCTTCAAAGTCTGGCGTTCGCAAGTCAAATAGCTGATCTTCCATGCAGGCTTCCACTTCGCTAGCTGTGAACCTGTGTCGGGAAGCTGCTTTCACGGCGTCCAGTTCGTTGCGCAGGGCATTGATTTTGGCTATCAGTTCGCCAATGGACTCCCTGCAAGTATCCTGTCCGCAATAAGGGACATACGGCTTGGAAGGAAGGCTCATGCCAGCTCCTTTCGCAAGTCAGTAATACCGGTTTTGAGAGCCTGTTTGGTGCGCTCCTGGGCAATATGCTCGAGCAAGTCTTGCTTGTGCACGAATGGCTGGCCACAGCTGCAGGAAAACACTGTTCCGTAGTAGCTTGCCGAGCTGTCAGACTGCCGGGTGCCGTCGTAGCTGTGTTCGTTTGTCATGGCTGCCTCCGATGAATGAATCCTAGCGAATGCTAAGAACTCTGTCAAGCAAATAGTGGAACCAAATGAAAATAGATGGCACTCCAATTGCATTCTTGACAGACAGGCCGAGACCTGCTCTAATCCAACTATGGGCGCAAACACCCCGGAGTACAATCGCAACTATGCCAAGGACAGGCGAGCAAAGCTAAGAAAGCGTGGCATTTGCGTCATGTGCTCTGTAAGGGTAGTCAAGCCAGGCTGCGTGAATTGCCGCGTATGCATCAAGGCAGCAACGGAGCGTAACAGAGTCAAGCAGCAAGCCGGCGAGGTATTGACATGAGATTCTCTTACGTCATGTGCAAGAAATCTCTTGCTTTCAAGCTGAAATAGCGTAGTTTTAGACCAGAATGGGCCAGAAAAGCGCAAAAAGAGCTGAAATCTTCGCAAGAGAATACGTTATAGACCTAAATGGCACCAGAGCCGCTATTGCTGCAGGTTATAGCGAGCATACAGCCAATGAACAAGCTTCCCGTTTGTTAGCGAAAGCTAGTACTAGGAAGCTGGTAGATCAACATCTAGCTAGACGTGCCTCCCGCCTCGACCTCAAAGCCGACAAAATAGCAGAGGAACTTCAACGCATTGCCTTCAGTAATATGCTCGATTACGTACAGCCAGAAGAAGGCCAATTACGCCCCGATTTCAGCACTTTAACGCGCGATCAGGCAGCAGCAATCCAGGAGATCCGCGTAGATACCACTGGCGGAACGGGCGATGGCGAACGCAAGCAAATCGTACGCACCACATTCAAACTAGCTGATAAGCGTGGCGCCCTAGAGCTTCTTGGCCGGCATGTGGGCATGTTCCAGGACAAGCTAGAAGTTACTGGATTAGAAGGGCTTGCTGACAGACTAAACCAAGCTCGAGCTAAAAAGCATGCCAACAGCTGATTTAGAGCGCGAGCTTGAGCTGGAAATAGCTGAGACAGCTGACGATCCATTGGCATTTGCCCAGCGCTTCTATCCTTGGGGCACCAAAGAGCTTGCACAATCCAAAGGCCCTCGCAAGTGGCAAGCAGATATCCTTGGCCTGATCAGGGACCATCTTCAATCATCTAAGCGACATCAGCCGCTATTTGTGGCTGTAGCGTCGGGCAAGGGCATAGGCAAGTCAGCGCTAGTTAGCATGATTATCGACTGGGGTATGTCGACTTGCGGTGATTGCAAGATAGTGGTCACAGCCAATACAGGCACTCAGCTAGGCACCAAGACAGTGCCAGAAGTGTCAAAATGGACACGCCTATCGTTCAACAACCACTGGTGGAACGTCAAAGCGACCAGCATTACCTCGCTAGAGCCAGGCCATGAGAAAGAATGGCGAACTGACTTCATACCATGGTCAAAGGAAAATATGGAGGCATTTTCCGGCCTACACAACCAAGGCAAGCGGCTAATTGTCATCTTTGATGAAGCTAGCGGCATCCATGACACCATTTGGGACAATACGGAAGGTACATTCACGGACGCCGACACAGAGATCTTGTGGATAGCGTTTGGCAACCCTACGCGACCATCGGGTAAGTTCAGAGAGTGCTTTGGACGCAACAAGCATCGCTGGAACACTCGCCAGATAGATGCCAGGACCGTAGAAGGCACTAACCACGAACAGCAAGCTAAGCAGGTAGCAGACCACGGCGAAGACAGCTACCACGTCAGGATCTGGATTAGGGGTGAGTTTCCACTAGTTGGCTCCGATCAGTTCATTCCGCCGGCCGATGTGGACGCAGCCAGAAAGAACGAAGTCAGCGGCTATGAGGCTCTGCCAAAGATACTTTCTTGCGACGTAGCGCGCTTTGGGGACGATCAAACGGTAATCGGCTATAGACAGGGACGCAAAGCAGTGATATTAGAGAAGCTGCGCGGAAAAGACAACGTGTTTGTGGCTGAGCGCATGATCCACTGGAAAGAAGAAGAAGCGGCCGACGCAATGGTAGTGGATGGCGATGGGAACGGCGGTGGCGTAGTTGATCAGATTAAAGCTAGGGGTTTTGGAGCAAGATTGTTCGAGTTTCATGGTGGAGGAACGCCAAACGAGGTCCATAAGTACCTCAACCGAAGGTCTGAGATATGGGGGCTATTGCGGGACTGGCTGGCTCAATGTCCTCAAATCCCCGATGATCCGGAACTCGGTGACGATCTGGTTGGGCCGCTCTATAGCTACAATGCCAAAGGTCAAATCTGTCTAGAGCCAAAGGATGAGATGAAAGAACGTGGCCTAAGCTCACCTGACTGCGGAGATCAACTGGCAATGACCTTTGCTGTCAAGGTAGCAGCACCCAAGCCCAAGCCAAAGACTGTCTACCAGTATAAAGGCGAGGCCGATTTGTCGTGGATGCAGTAGCGGAGTTCTTGCTCAGCAAATCTACACCACTCACCAGCGGCCAGCGCACCAAGATGCTCGGCGAGCTTCACGCCAACCCAGCAATGGGCCACAAGAAGAAAGGCGTACCGCTGCGGAGCATGAAATGAGGCTAGTTTACCTAGCCAACAACAACCATGGCAGGCAATGGGTATGCCAAGTCTGGCGGCTGCAATTCGGCTATGTGTACGACATTTCGATAGACCGGACAAGGTGGTGGTGGGGATGGCAATGAATCTTACTGCTGGAAGAACTGACGGAGGAGCGGCCGGCAGCGCACGCGGAAACGATCCCGCCACCGAGGTAGCTAGTCGGTGCTTACCTAAGCCAGAAGGCCCAGAAGAGCACAGCAGCATAGATCCGCTCCGAGAATCGAACCAGATTTGGCATGGCAAGCCTTACAGCAAGTTCACGCCAGAAGACTGGCAAGCCTACAAAATCTGGTCAAACGAGGTAGCAGCCAGGGGCGACGCATGGTAGAGCCGATGCACGATAGGGTGCTGGTTGAGCGCTTGCCAGATCCAGGCTATAGCGGGCTAATCTACATTCCAGAGGTCGCTCGCAAGGTGGCAATCAAGTGCAGGGTTATCGCTGTAGGCCCTGGAAGGTGGGAAGATGGCGTATTTACGAAGACAGCTGTCAAGCCTGGCGATGTGGTGCTCGTTCCAGGCTGCGGGAATACTCATCCTGACTGGCAGGAAGGTCAGCAAATCCTGATACAGTCCAATGATATAGGGGCAATTCTTGGCTGACGACGGCTCAAGTATCCTAAAGACAGCGGAGACTCCCGGCAACGCTGATACCGCGCGCAACGAGCATACACGTGTCTTTCTCAGGACAGCCAAAGAGCGGTTTCAGCTGGCAGCGGAAGCAGAAGCGAAGGTGCGTGATGCAGCTTTGGATGATCTCAAGTTCCTGGCAGGCGATCAGTGGCCAGACAATATTCAAACAAGCCGCACCATTGACGGCCGACCCTGCCTCACTATCAATCGTTTGCCAAGCATCAAGCGGCAAATCACAAACGAACAGCGCCAGCAGCGACCATCTATCCAAGTTAATCCAGTCGGCAGCAAATCAGACGTGGACGTAGCAGAAGTCGAGCAGGGCATCATCCGGCATATCGAAGTCATATCTGACGCCGAAATAGCCTACGACACGGGTTTTGAGATGATGGTGACAGGCGGCTTTGGCTACTGGCAGGTGATCACGGACTACGTAGATGACCAAAGCTTCGACCAAGAAATCTACATCAAGCGCATCAAGAACCCATTCACCATCTATTTTGACCCTAGCTGCATCGAGCCTACTTATTGCGATGCTGATTGGGCATTCGAAATTGAGGACATTCCTGTCTTTGAATATAAACGGGATTATCCTAACAGCGCTGCTGCTGGCCTACCCGATTTCCAAAGCATTGGCGACCAAGCCAGCGATTGGGCAACGAAAGACTCTATCAGAGTAGCGAAGTACTGGCACGTTGAATACACGCCAGTTACAATCTGTCTCTTGCCCAACAACAAGGTTGTCAGGTCTGGCGAAGCGCCCGAAGGCGTCACGCCTCTGCGTACTCGGGAGGTCCAAGAGCGCAAAGTAGTATGCTCCAAGATAAACGCCATTGAAGTGCTGGAGGAACAAGACTGGCCGGGGCAATGGATCCCGATTATCCCAGTGCTTGGCGACGACTTTGACATCTCCGGCAAGCGTCACTTGGCAGGCATCGTTCGTGATGCTAAAGACCCGCAGCGGATGTATAACTACTGGGTAAGCTCAGGCACGGAGATGATAGCACTGGCGCCTCGAGCTCCATTTGTTGGCGCAGAAGGCCAGTTTGAAGGCCACGAAGCGCAGTGGCAGCAAGCCAACACCAAGAATTACGCCTATTTGGAGTACAAATCGGTCGATGTAGCAGGCAAGCCGGCGCCACTGCCAACCAGGCAGACCTTCGAGCCTCCTGTTCAGGCTATAACGCTGATGACGCGGCAATCGGATCAAGATTTGAAGTCCGTGGTAGGCATTTATGACCCTGGGCTAGGCCAAAACAAGAGCGATCAGTCAGGAAAAGCTGTACAGTTGCTGCAAAAGCAGTCAGAAATCTCAAATCTCAACTTTAGCGACAACCTATCGAGGGCTATCCGATGGACAGGAAAGATACTGCTGGACCTGATACCGAAGATCTACGACGCACCGCGGATTCAGAGGATAATCGAGCCGGATGGGACGGCTTCGCATGTGGGTATTTACACGCAGGGAAACTCAGGCGGTTTGACGCCCGAAGAGTTGAAGACTGCCCTGGGTGTGAAAAAGGTCTTCGACATTGGCACTGGGAGATACGATGTAACGGTGTCAGTGGGACCATCATATCAAACAAAGCGACAAGAGGCAGTTGCTGCACAGATGGCGTTAGTTAGCGCCTATCCTCAGGCAATGCAGGTATTTGGCGACCTGATAGTACGTAACATGGACTGGCCACAAAGCCAGGAGATGGCTGACAGGCTGAAAAAGATGCTGCCGCAACAGCTGCAAGGCGGCGACGATGACGATCCCGAAGTGCAGCTGCAGCAGACCAAAGCTCAGCTAGCCCAAGCGATGCAACAGCACGACTTGCTGGTAAAAGCCCTGACGGATGCCACCAACAAGCTCAACACCGATTTTGTGAAGCAGCAAGCCAACGTGCAGATAGCCGACCTGAACAACAAGACCAAGATAGCGGTAGCGGAGATCCAGACACAGGCGCAAATAGCCATCGAGCGAGCCAAGACGGTAACTGGCGTATGGTCAGATTTGCATGGCTCAGCGCATGAAATGGGCATGCAGAAAGACCAGCAAGCACACGAAGAGAACATGCAATCACAGGCAGCTGACCAAGCCCAAGAATTGCAAGCCAATGCTCAACAGCCAGCAACTGGAGGTAATGGACAATGAGCGTAGTCGTCTCAAGCACAACCGATACGGCAGAGCAAGTCAATGCAGCTGCCGGCGTGGTGCAAGAAGAGCCTGAAGTTAAGTCCACAGAAACCAAGCTTGAAGGCGATGAGCAGGTTGACAGCCATGAGCCAGAGGTAAAATATGAACCTGAAAAGCCCAAGGAAGTCACGCCCAAGGCTGACAAATACATCAACAAGCTCACTGCCAGGGCCAAAACAGCCGAAGAACGCGCGGCAAAGCTGGAGGCTGAGCTTGCTGAAGCTAGAAAGGCGAAGCCAGCAGAATCCACAGAAAGACATGATGTTTCTGTACCGGAACCTTCTGAATCTGTATCGGAGGACCCCGAGCCAAAGCAAGACGACCCCAAATTCAAAACTTATGAAGACTGGATCAAAGCCACAGCTCGCTGGGAAATGCGTCAAGAGCTGCGCGAGCAAGCCGCCAAAGAGGAAAAGTCACAGCAAGAGGCTGAAGCCAAGAAAATAGTCACCACGTACAACAAAGAGGTGACGAAATTCAAGGCAGAACACGAGGATTGGGACGAAGTAGTAGGCGGAACAGACATCAAGGTGCAGGTAGGCGTGCAGAATGCTCTGATGGAGCTTGCCCGACCCGACGTTGTGTATTTCATTGCCAGCCACCCAGAAACAGCTAAAGAACTCTGGAACATGAGCCAAGCAAAGGCAATAGCCGAGGTGGGACGCATAGCAGCCAAGCTTGAAGCCCCGCCGATCGAGGAAACAACCAATGAGCGCAAGACGGGACCTGATAAGCTTCCTGTAAGCTCTGCTCCACCTCCAATCAAGCCACTTTCAGGTCATAGTACGCGATCCAGTGTCAGGATGGATGACCTCGACTATGCCGAATACAGAAAAATCAGAGACAAACAAGAGAAGGAACGTTTTAGGCGTTGACAACAGCCAAAAAACGGCGTAAGCATTAATTGCCACAAGCTGGGTTGGCTCCAGCACCATCCAGGGCGCAAGCCAAAAGATACTCTGAGTTGGATTCAGGGAAACCACGGTTTCCAAATCTAACGAAGGAGCAACTCTTTGGCAAACACTCTCTTAACCATTTCGATGATTACGAGAGAGGCGCTCCGAGTACTCGAAAACAATCTCACCTTCACAAAATACGTTCGCAGAGACTTTGACGATTCGTTCGGTCGAGCAGGCGCCAAGATTGGCACTGTGCTCAACATCCGTAAACCAGCGCGTTATGCTGGCCGGACAGGTCAAGGACTCTCGATTGAAGATGCCACCGAGACTCAGGTAC